TAATACAGGAGCAACAGTTGTTACAGGCAGTGGTAATATATTTACCAACGCTGCAACACCAACAACTGGATATACAAGATACATAGGTGGTAGTAATAACCTTTACTTAAATAGTAGTAATGGTATAACCTCACAATTAACGCAATCGGCAACGACAGTTAGTGGTACAACACCTACGATGAATAATAATATATTCAACGGAACTGGTAATTTTAGTATTAACCAAGCAACAAATGGTGGAACACTTACCCTCAATAATAATATAATTGGTGGAACAGGTAATACAACCATAAATGCATTAGGATTTACAGGCTCATTAAGTGTTAGGAGTAACTTTAATAATAATGGAACTATTACAGTCAATGCTGCTTCTGCATCTACTACTGAAATAACAAGTGGATTAAGTGGTAGTGGAGGATTTAATGTAAATGGTAATGGTATTTTTGGTGGAACGATAACCGCAACCTCACCTCGTACCCTACTAACGAGTGTTACACAAAATGTTAATAATAATGTTCTAGCAGCTGGTGCTGTTACCGTCACTAATATATCCTCATCAGCTCAAGTTGTTGCATCAGGTAATATTGGAGGTGGTGGTTTTACCTATTCAAATGCTGGTGCAGCGGGGTTAGGTTTACATACATCTACAGGTAATATGAGCACTAACATTGGTGGTATGACTTTAATAGCATCTGCATCTGCAATTCAAGCTAGTAATAATATCTCACCTGCAGCAATGACGGTAACTAATCGTGCGTTTAGTGGCTCATTAGGTTTAGGTGCTTTAACATTTAATAATAATCAAACACAAGGTGCTAGTAATACCTACACTGTAAGTGGTAGTTTTGGTGGAACAATAAGTAATGTTACTGGTCCGGTAATGCAAGCGAATGGTATATTCGGTGCGAGTAATACCATATTCACAAATGTGGAAGGTAGAGGAAACTATGTTGATGTCCGTAACAATTTAATAGGTGGTACTTTTTTAATATTAACTGGTTCTAACAATCTTGCTACTACTGGAAGTGGTGGTGGATACTTTGGAAGATTTAATGCTAATGATGGTAGGAGAAACGGAACAGGTGAAAACATCCTCGTTGTTGGAACAGGTACAAGTGAAGCGAATAGAAAGACTGGTTTCTTAATTGATTCAGGTTCTAATACATTCATTGAAGGAACACTTAATGTAAGTGGTAGCACTACAATAACTGGAAGTTTGAATGTAACAAGTTTAATAGTAAGTGGAAGTACACAATTTAACGTAGGTGCATTCAACTCAACTATAACACAAAGTGGTAGTGCAGCAGTATCACAATCAATGACATTTAATAATACCGATATAACAGAAGGTGTTACACTAAATGGTGGTGGTACTCAATTAACCCTAACAAATAGTGGAACATACAATATACAATTCTCAGCACAAGTCCTAGCAGGTACGGGAGCAGATACAATATGGATTTGGTTAAAGAAAAATGGAACTAATGTTTCTAATACTGCAACTAAATTAGTACTAGCAAATAATGAAGCATCAGTAGCAGCATGGAACTTCGTTGTTCCTGCAGTTGGGACTGATTACTTTGAGTTAGTATGGCAAAGTGTAGATGGTCACGCAACACTATTAACTGAAGCAGCAAGTGGTAATTATCCTGCAATACCTTCGGTAATAGTAACAGTTACACAGGTAAGATAGTATGGCAAGTTTAAAAGATATATCTAAAAATACACCTACATTAGCAGGAATTGCTAATACGATTAAAAAGACTGCAGTTAAACTTGCACCAAAGGATACAGGTAATCTAAAAAGACAATTAGATACCTACAATAGACCTTCTGGTATGGTTAAGACGAGTATAAATGGAGGTGTGATGTCTTATTCTTTTGAATTAGATGTTTCACCTCCAGGAGCAGATTATGGTAAGTGGTGGAATGACCCGACAGTAAGTAGAACTGTCAAAGGTAAACCTGAAGTAAACTTTGCTAGTAGAGCAATAAATTCTCCTGAGGTTAAACAACTGATTGATAAATTAGTTAATGATACTGCCAATAACTTAGCAGATATGGTTAGTAAGGAATTGAAATCACTTTAGGCATCCAATACTTTTAATAAAAAATGGGTTATTATTACTATAACATTAAGATATTATGTCATTATCCCTATTACAAGTTCCTGCAACTGCATCTTTAGCACAATCACCAATCATATTTTCCGTATTGGAAAGTGGTGGTGTAACTGAATCATCTTCATTTCAATATGTAGGTGAATTATTCTTTTGGACAGGTTCTCTAACAAATTCAGGAAGTACTCCTCAATATACAATTGTAAAATTTCCTAATACTCAAAACGTTGGTATATTTGATTTGAATAGAATTATTAATTCTACTCTAACACAACAAGCAACAGCATTCACATCTTCAGTTGTCTATTATGCAACTGATTTTTATTTTCAATACTATACAGGTACTGCATATGTAACTGGTTCTCATTTAAAAACTGCAACATATAAAGCATTAGATGGATATGGTATATTTCAAGAACCAATTGGTCAACAATTGTATTCTAAATCACCACATTGGCCTTTGATGACAGATGGTCCGGCAACTCAAAGTTGTTTTGTAGATAATTACGGATTGGCATCAGTTTATGTTGGTGATACCGGAACAACTACTCCAACAAAGATAGTTTATACATCTGCATTAGGAACTGCTGATTATGCAGTTAGTGGAAATACGGCAACAACAGGTCAGATAGTTGGATATCCAATTGGGCCAGCAGAAAGTACTTTCCCTTTAAGTGGAACAATTACATCTTTCAGTACTCAAGCGTATTCATCAGGAACACCGCTAGGAACTCCTATACAGTACGATGTCGTTTGTACACAAAAGTATCCCAATGTAAGAATTAAATGGAAAAACAGATACGGACAATTCGACTGGATGAACTTTAATATGATTAATAGAAAATCATTCTCAACTGAAAAGAAAACTTATTCTCCACAATTGGGAAGTTGGGAATCTACAACTCTATCATATCAAAACTATGATTCAGCAACACTTAATTATATCGTAGATTCTAAACAAGGAATATCAGTAAATACCAATTGGTTAAGTGATTCATATAATGATATCTTAAAACAATTGTTAGTGAGTGATGAAATCTATTGGATTACAAATGAGTCAACAAATGCACTCATGCCATTAACAATAACAACACAAAATATACAATTCAAAACTGGTGTGAATGATAAACTTATTCAATACCAATTTGATTTCCAATTAGGTCAACCATATAAATTAATATTATAATGGGAGTAATTAGTACACAAGGTTTTACATTTCGATTGATGGCCAGTGGTAGTAATGGGTTTCAACAATTAGATGTATTTGATGATGAAGATATAAAATTATCAAATAATGTAACTGGCCTGTTTGATATCGGTGTCCTACCTTCAGATTTTACTCGTCAAATTACTCTACCAGGTTCAAAAGTAAACGATGCATTCTTTCAACACGCATATGATATATCAATCTTTGACCCATATCTATTTGCTACTAACGTTAAAGTGGCTGCATACTTTGATTTTGATTCAATATACCTATCAAGTGGGTATATTCAGTTAAATAAAATAAATGTAACTGCTAATAAGTTTGTTGATTCATACGAAATTACAATGTATGGTACACTTTCATCATTTGGTAGGGATATTAACAAATTCTTTCTTACTGATTTGACTTCTCTTTCAGTTTATAATCATACTTCATCGTATGATAATATAGTAAAAAGTTGGAGTACAAGTAGTGCATTATTTAATGGCGATATTGTTTATCCACTTGCAGATTATGGACAAGGGTGGCAATATACACCATCAAACATTTATACAGGTATAGATTCAAATGAAGGTGCATTAAATGTACAGGACTTTAAACCTGCTATTAGGATAAAACCAGTAATAGATGCAATATTTAATGAAGCAGGATATACTTACTCATCTTCATTCCTTAATCAAGATTTTATTAATGATACTTATTTAATTTGTAATAATTCTCTAAGATATCCAGAATATGCTGGTGTAGATTTAGAAACATTAGGTGTAGTAAAATTATCACCTCTTTCAGGTAGTGGTCAGACAGATTTAATTGTAACTCAAGAAACAATTACTAACTTGCCATGGTACAATGTTGAAAGAGACCCATCGGGTGTTGTTGGTACTAATTCATCTTATACTATTACATTAGACCATAGTTCATCTTTATCAGGTATACTTAATTTAAATGTTAATATGTCTGGTTCAATCGGTGGAGCAACTGTTGAAATTATCGTTAGAGAAACAGGTTCTTTATCGACAGTATCACTTAATACATTACCTGCTATTAGTAATTACTTTTTTGATAGAACGTATCAAGATTTTGCTGCAGGTAATACTGGACAAAATCAAACTACTGAAGTTCAGACAGAATTCCGAACTAGTCTAATAGGACCAGGAACATATTATTTTGCATTAAATTGGAGAGACCAATTTAGCGCACCATACAATAATTTTAGATTTACATTAGACCCAGGTGAAACACCAAAATCTTATTTAGAAATTAAAAAAGTAAATCAAGCAGCTGATGGTGAAGTATTAGATATACCTTCCAATATGCCGTATGGTACAACTGGAATTAAACAAATTGATTTTATATTAGGATTACAAAAGAAATTCAATTTGGTAATTTATGCAGATAAAACTAAACGAAACAATTTTATTATTGAAACATTTAACGATTGGTATACTAAAGGAACAGTTAGAGATTTTAACAAATATATAAATTTAGATAATACAATAGAAGTTATTCCAGCTAATAATCTTGCAGTTAATAAATTAACTTTTGGAGATACATTAGACCAGGATTATATTTCACAACAATTTTCAAAAGAAGCAAATAGAGAATTTGGTAAACAATACTACATTGATACCACTAACTATTTCTCACAAGGAAGTTTTGATGTTAAAACAACATTTGCATCAGACCCTCTAATTAGATTAGCAGGAACAGGTCTATCTGGTAGTGTTGGTGGAATAAATCCACAACCAAATGAATACTTAGTTGGTACTGTTCGTTATGGTTATTCATATACTCCACAAGATGCGTGTTTCTCAGGTGCTAATTTAACAACTTATACTGATACCGGTAGAATACAGCAAGGTCTTATAGTATATCAAGATGCATATGGTCAAAATCCAATTACAGGATTACTATTTGTAGTAGACCCTTCATCAACTGAAATTTATAATTTAAATTCATCAACCGGTGAAATAGGATACGGAACGGGTTTCTTCTGTTAAAAAAAATATATTATGGCAACACAAAGAATACCAATTTATATACCAGTTTACATAAGCAGTGCAACATATGCACCTGCGAGAGTATTACCACGTATTTTATTTTTTAATGGAATGGTAGGTTGTGAGAGTTTTTATATTGCAGATGAAAATAATGCTGGAAGACAACAAGATGCATTTCCTTATTTTGATAATTACAATGTAGTATCAGGTAGTTTTCCAACAACTGATTCTAAATCTTTACTTTTTACGAATGAAACTGCCGTATATGGTCAAACACCAACTAGAAGTTTATATACTGAATATTGGGAAAAATATATCCAATTATTATACAATCCTAGAACTCGTCTACTTAATTGCTCAGCGATTATTCCTTTAGCTGATTATTTCGATATGCAACTAAATGATGTAGTAAACTTTAGAGGAAACTATTATCATCTAAGAGCAATAAATGATTACTCATTAAGGGATGGAACTTGTAATTTACAATTATTAGGTCCTATCATTGCTGATACATTTAGTCAAGAAGTTGGGCCGGCACCAACACCACCGGCACCACCAACAGCATTTGCAACTGCATCAATTTATTTAAGTGAATTTACTTCTGCTAGTGTGTTTATAGATGCAAACTTAATTGTATCTGGAACTGCATATTATTTTGCAGGTAATTTCACACAAAGTATTTCAGGTGGAGCAGTTGCTAACGTAGTAATGGAAGGTAAAGATGGTGGTTCAACGACTTGGGGTGCATATACAACTGCATCTGCAACCCTATCAATTTTAAATAACGGAACACCTATTACAAGTTCAACACAATACATTTATTCAGGTAGTGGTGATACAGTAATAACATTCCCAACAACATTTACTGCAGGAAATACTATTACAATTTCAGGTAGTAGTGCATTAGTAGGTTCTCCTACTCCACCACCACCACCAACGGGTAGTGCAACATTAGATTGGTCATTTAGTGAAATAAATGGTGCAAATGGAGAAATGATAATATATGTAAATTCAGTTGCAGTAGAAACAGCAACTTCAACTGCAGCAGGAACACGTAGTGTATATCCAGGTGATACAATTTATGTAGAATTAGAAATACTCACTACATGTGGTTCACCTAATACATACGCAAATGTTTATACAAGTGGAAATATAATAACTGATATAGCTTGTGCTAATGGAACACCTGTATCTTTAACGACAGGAACATATACAGTAGTAAGTGGTGATATAGGAAGTTATCTTGTGTTGGATACATACGCACAATGTGATAGTGGATGTCTCTAACTTATTTATTACAAAATTAATGTTATTACAATATGATTAAGAATTTAATTGATTTATTACAAGTGAATGATTTTATCGGTTATTCAGAACGATTAGATATCGCAAAGGGAAAATATGCTATTCCAACTACATTTGGTGGAGTATTTAAAAATATCAAAAGAAGAATATGGCCGACAAGACAGTCAAAATAAAAGTAGATATAGATACTGCCAGTTCAATAGCAGATTTAAAAGCACTTAAAGCTGAATTAAAGAAGACTGCAGCTGGTTCTGCGGAATTTACAAAATTATATAATGCAATAGATGATTTAGAAGATAAAATTAAATCAGCTAAAAACCAATCATCAGATTGGGTAGATAGTTTAGAAAGTGCAGGTGGACCATTAGGTGCGTTAGGTGCTAGTATAAATAAGTTAAAAGTTTCTACACAATCATTTGGAGCAGCATTAAAAGCAACTGGTATTGGTTTATTAGTTTCTTTAGTTGCAGGTTTAGCAGCAGCATTCTCTCAATCAGATGAAGCAGCAAAGAAGTTTGAACCTATCTTAATTGCATTACAAAGGATTTTAGGGGGTATTTTAGAGGCTTTATCACCACTAATAGATGGATTTATCGAATTCGCTACTACCGCTCTTCCTTATGTATCTAAAGCGGTTTCAGTTGCATACTCTGCAGTTACTGCCCTTTTCCAATCATTGGGTAAATTAGGTTCTGCTATTGGTAAATTAGTTAAAGGAGATTTCTCTGGTGCGTGGGAAGATGCAAAGGCATCAGTAACCTCATTCTCTACCAACTTTGAAGCAGCACAGGAAAGATATGTTGCTGGAACTAAGAAGTTAACTAAGATTGAAAAAGAAAATCTTAAAGAAAGAAACGAAGCACAGAAGGCTGCAGCAGATGAAGCAAAAAGAATTAAGGCAGAAGAATTAAAAGAATTATCTGACGGGCAGAAGGAAGCATTCTTAGAATTACTTTCTGAAAGAGAAGCTGAAGAATATAAAGTTAATGAACATTATGCAAATCTATTATATCTTGCAACTAAATATGGTGATGATACAACTCAATTAAAACTTGCACAGGCAAACGCACTAAAAGAGATTGATGATAAATATCTAAAAGAGGCTAGAGATAAACAAGATAAAGAGGATGAGGAAAAGAAAAAGAAGTACGATGAGTTTTCTAAGTTCCAAATGGAACAATATGAGAAGATTAAAGAGTTAGAACAAAATAGAGAAGATTTAACCTTTAAGACAAATCAAGTCATTGGTCAAAGTTGGGTAGATTTAGGTACTAATATATCAGGTATATTACAAAATTTAACCACAGTATTTGAACAAGGTTCAACCGCACAAAAAGTATTTGCAGTAGCAGCAGTTCTTATTAACGCAGCATCTTCAATTGGTCAAATCCTTTTGAATGGTGCAGCATCACAAGCAGAATACAATAAAGCAATTGCAACAGGTAATGCTGCAATCCTTATGGGTATACCAAAATTAGTAAATCCAATTACTGCCGGTATTGGTATCGCAGAGATAGCAGCAGGTAAAGCAGCAGTAACAGGTGCGATTGCAGGTAAGGCTGCAACCAAAGTAAATACAACTCTACAAGTTGCTGCAGTAGGAGCATCATCTGCAATTCAGGTAGCAGCAATCCTATCCGCTAAGAAAGCAGGTGGTGGTGGAGGTGGAGGAGCAAGTGGAGGTGGAGGAGGAGCAGTAAATATTGCACCACCAACAGTAGCAGCAGTAGGTGCACCACAAATACAAAGTGGTCAAGGAATTAACGCAGGACAACAATTAGGTGAAACAATAGGTGGTCAAATGAAAGGCGTGCGTGCTTATGTAGTTTCTCAAGATATACAAAATCAATCTGCATTAGATAGAAGAACAAATAGAGCAGCAACCTTTTCAGGTGGGTAATTATATTTCTTATTTTTAATGTTATTACATTATGGAATTATTTGAATTAACAATAGAGGAGAAGATGGATGAGGTTTTTGCAATTTCACTTGTAGAAAATCCTGCCATTGAATCTGATTTTATCTATTTCGGTAAAGAAGAAATTCAATTTGCAAAGGTTGATGAAGAACAACGTATGTTAATCGGACCAGTTCTTATTCCAGATAAAAGAATTTTAAGAGTAGATGGTGAGGGTAAACCTTATCAAGTCTACCTGTCTAAAGATACGATTAAACAAGTTGCACAGAATTACTTAATGAAAAAGTATACTGATAAAGCAACCTTAGAACACGATAAAACGATTAAGGGAGTTCATTTAGTGGAATCCTGGATTAAAGAAGGTAGATTAGATAAATCCAATTCTTACGGATTAGCTGGATTACCAGAGGGAACGTGGATGGGGATGTTTAAGATTACTGATGATAGGCTTTGGAATGATTATATTAAGACAGGGATTGTAAAAGGATTCAGTATTGAGGGTTTATTCTCTCATAAATTAATTCATGCATCTAAATCTTATTTATTAAAAGAGGTTAATGATTTAACTGAAAGTGAAGCAAGGGATTTATTAAATTCTATTCATTTACTTTTAAAGGCTCAAACCGAATTAGAAGAATCTTATGCTGATTATCCGGATGGTGTGAAGGCAAATGCTAAAAGGGCATTAGAATACGCAGATAAAAATGGTTGGGGAAGTTGTGGAACACCCGTTGGCAAACAAAGAGCAAATCAATTAGCTAAAGGAGAACCAATATCGGTTGATACAATCAAACGCATGTATAGTTTCTTAAGCAGACACGAAGGTGATTTAGTATCATCAACTGCATACGGAGATGGTTGTGGTAAACTTATGTATGATGCATGGGGAGGAAAGGCTGCATTGGGATGGAGTAGAAATAAATTGAGAGAGTTAGGATTACTAAATGAAAGTGAAGGAAATCCATCTATACCAAATTCATCATATCCAGGACAAAAGGCAAGTGGTAGTATATCACCTGCACTATTAGATTAATATGAATACTAATATCGTACATAGTAAAATACAGGAGTTTGTTAGTAGGGAAATATCCGTAACGGAATTTTTATCTTTACTAAAAACATCTGATAAGACTAATAAAATGAATGTTAGATGGAGAACGGAAGGTTCTGCAGATGGAAGTGGGAAACCACCACACACTGCACAATACTTAATGTGGTGGGATGAGAATGAATATGTAGGTGGAAACGCCGGAGGTAGTGATACTAAAGAGGCACAAAACCAATTGAATCTGCGAGTAACAGATAATAGTGGTACATGGAGAACACTAAGTTATGATAACATAGATAGTGTAACCTTCAAAAGAAAAAAATATATTATAAAATAAAAAAATAGAAATTATGGGAACAATTATCAATCAACAACATTACGCTGAAAATGGACAATTCTCAGGTGGTGCAGCTGTAACTCCAACAACAGGTTCGATATTTCTTTCTGAGACAGGTTCGTTTGGATTTGTTGCAGGAGGATTATATGTAGGTCTTGTTGGTACATTAGTTGCAAGAACAGTAGATGGTTCAGTATTATCATTTGTATCAGCATCAGGATTTATTCCTGGTATTTTTACAGCAGTATCTGCTTCATCAACTTGTGCAAGTATTATAGCATTAAAATAAAAGACTATGTTGTATTTAAGAAATACTAATCAAATGCAATCTCTTGGAGGAGGAGTCCTAAGAGGGCCTGCAGAGATACCACCGCCACCACCTCCGGGGCCAACACTTAATTATTTTGATGGGTTAGGTAGAACTATATATAATGGTTTTATAGAACCGACCGTATATCCAAATAATTTTGCTACAGCAAGTGTAGTTTCCGGTCCAACAATGCAAAATGGTATATTAATACCAGCATTAGCTACTCCAACACAATTCAGGTCTACTCAATGGTTAGGATATTTTAAAGCTAGTACAACTGAAACATATACATTTTATATACTAACTGATGATAGTAGTGTATTATGGCTTGGTAATGCTGCAACTGCATCAGTTTTAACTACTGGTAGTGCAGTAGTAGTGGCACCTACAAGTGTAACCATTGCTTCTGGTAGTATATCATTAACATCAGGTAGCTACTATCCGATGAGAGTACAATACACAGATGGAAGAGGTGCTCAATATTTTAGTTCAAGTTTCTCAACTCCTTCTATACCAGAAAGAAAAGATTATAATACATGGATATTTGCTAATACAGCATCATTAGGATTCTAAAACCAAATACAATGCCAATACCTAAACCAGAGAGTGGAGAATCGGAAGAGAAGTACATCGGTAGATGTATATCTGAAATCAGTAGTGAATACGATTCCGAAGGACAAGCCTATGCAGTATGTAAGGGAACTTACGATATGGATAAAATGAGTAAGATAAAGGATACTTCAGCTAAAGTAATGGCTAAAATTATATATAACGTAAAGTTTAGGGGTATCAATTTAGCAGAGGGTGGTGACCCTTGTTGGGATGGATACGAACAAATCGGTACAAAGGATATGGATGGAAGAGAAGTTCCAAATTGTGTACCTATAAAAGAAGAATAGATAATGGATACTACTGAAACAAGATTATTAGATTTAGAGTTAAAGGTAGAACATCTTCAAAGAGATGTTGAAGAGTTAAGAGATATCCTTATATCCTTATCGTGGACAATAAACGAATTCAATAAAAAATTAGAGAGTGACAAAGGTTAAGAATGCTAGTAGCAATAGTAGAGTTCCCAAAAATAAAAAGAGAGGCTCGTATGCGAAGAGTTACAATAAGCATACACCGAGGCCGAAACCCACAAGAGGACAAGGTGGTTAAAATCAAATTAGTCCCATTCTTAGCGGGCAAGGTTAAAAGATAAATACAAAATGATATGAGTGTTACATTGGTTACAATAGAGGTTAGAAACGGAGATATTGCTAAGGCCCTAAAGTTATTTAAAAAGAGGGTCGAAGATAGTGGACATCTTCAGGAACTGAGGGAAAGAAAGGAATACAAGAAACCTTCAGTAGTTAAAAGAGAAAAAATGAATAAAGTATTATATAGGCTGCAGAGGGAGAGAACACTGGAACAGGATAGAGAGAATGGGATAACCCATAGAAAGAAGACCAAATAGGTCTTTTTTTCGTTTTAGCCCAAAACCGCATATTTATTAGCAGAATAGGTCTTATTGCCGTTTGACCTACTTCCTTTGGTTTATGTATTGTATCTCAATACAAATGATTTACCCCCTTTATCTTTGGATTTAGGGGGTTTTTTTGTACCTTTGGAAATCTCATAATCCTACCAGATATATCTAAAATCGTTAGTTTTCATAACTAATTGATAGTCAATCTCATGCGAAATAACCCTAAAATAATTGAAAAAAATATGGGAAATAATTTGGAAATGTGGAATATTATTCGTAGTTTAGCTTTATAAGATTAAGAGATAAACAATTAAAACGTAAAAAAATGAAAAAGTTACAAAATGAGTATTTGAGTTTGGCAATTGGAACATCGATTTCCACCTTTGGTAATGTTAATACACCCTTCGTTAAGGCGTTCCTTATGGGACATATCATCGGTAAGAGTGGTAGAGATATTACTGAAAGTGAAATGGAGTTCATCAATTCTATTGAGTTAATAGATTATGATTTACAATCAGAGGGTGAGGATGAAAACGAACCAATTGATAATATTGAAGAGGTATTAGTAAATCACTTTGATGAGGTTTTTGCTTCGGCAACTTCAACAAAAGATATATACCGAACTTTATGGGATATATACGAAGATGATTATAATGCAGATGAAGATAGAGATGGCCAGATATTTGATGATATGGTAAATGATGCTATCAAATATGGTATCACCAAATAATCCTTTCATTGACTATCAACGAGTTATGAAAAACACTAAAAATAATTGAAAAAAATATGGGAAATAATTTGGAAATATCAGCTTTTCTTCGTAGATTAGCTTTATAAGATTAAGAGATAAACAATTTAAAATTTAAAACAAATAAAAAAATGAAAAATCAAGAAAGAAACGAAAAATGTAATTGTGGTTCAGGTATTAAGTACAAAAAATGTTGTATGAAAACTAGCCAAACTAATCAACCCAAAAATGAATACATCAATACATTTGGTGCTTATTATAAAGATGATACATTAGATGGGTTCTCATTTGGTGTAATGGGTTATGAACAAGCTAATATGTTGTCAACTGCTGTTTTTAAAATGACAGAGGCTGAGTTAGAAGATTTGGAAAAAACTGGTGAAGAGTTTGATGCAAAGGAGTGTTTCAAACATTTAGAAGATAGTATCAAATATTGGAATTTACATACTATTGGTAGTGAAAGAAGAAAAGAAAAGCATTGTATTGCAAATGTAAATTTTGGAGATGAGAATATATTAAAATCAACTATGTGTATAATGCAAGATATTCATATTCTTACTACATTAGGTTACATTAAAAATGATAACTATAATGGAATGACTTATGGTTATGCATCAGAAAAATTTTAAATTACAATAAACTAAATAAGTTATGAGCAAATTTAAATTAGTAAGTAAACCTAAAAAAGATTGGTCTCCTGTATTTAAAAACAATACTGCAGTAACCGATGTAATATGGGGACCTCTTCAAATTAATGGAACAAATACAATAGGATGGACTGGATTAACTCCATCAACTAAGCCATTTTCGAATTTTATGAATAAGGCAAATGAAACAATCTTCAAAAATGATATGAGTGTTGTTCAAAACTTTCACTACGATGAAATTGTTGAATACGCATCTCAAAGAGAGGATTACAAAGTAAATAAGATATCCCTATATACATCAGATTTTATAGTTGTAGATGAAGATTATGGTAGATTGATGTTCACTCCATATTCAGATGGTGTTATGTTGTATGGTATTAACATCAAAAAAGAATTAAGAAATAAAGGAGTTGGGACAGAAGTAATGAATAAGTTATATGATTTATCTGAGGAGATGAATATACCAATTTATTTAATACCATATCCAGATGATAATTTCCCAACAAAAGATGAAAAGAAATGTATTGATAGATTAAAATCATATTATGAAAGAATTGGATTTGGGCCTGTATCCGATAGTTCATTAATATGGTGTAACTTTGAATAATAAAATTATGAGAAATAGAGATAAAATATTTTGGGGATTGGTAATCATATGGTTGACAATCACATTAGTAAAACAATTTTAAAAATAAATCCCTAAAACTTCGTGTTTGGGGATTTACCTTAATACTTATATATAATATACAAAACTAAAAAGGAATATAAATGGCAAAAAACGTACTTATCTATCCATCTCATTTTGAGTTGATGGATAATTTATCAGATGCCCAAAGTGGGATACTGATAAAAGCAATTGGGTTATTCAATAAGGGAATAGAACCCACACAAACCCACATAACCGATTCGGTTGTTTTGGGTATTTGGATGGCAATCCGTAGAGATTTTGTTCTTCAAGAAGAAAATTACCAAAAAAAGTGTGAAATCAATCAAAAGAATGGTAAAAATGGTGGTAGACCTAAAACCCATTCGGATATTATGGGTTTAAGTGAAACCCACTCTAACCCACAGAACCTTAAAGATAAAGATAAAGATAAAGATAAAGATAAAGATAAAGATATAGAGATAGAAGCTATTAGCTATAAAGCTAAACTTATTACTGATAAATTTAATAAAACATTTTATGAATAACTTACAACCTAAACATCTATCTACTAAATCTGATATTGAGTTTACTCTTCAGCAAAAAGTTTTCATTCAAAACTTTATTACACAACATAGAAGTGAATTAGACAATTGGGAGTTTAACTTCTTACTTGTACTCTTTAATTCTACTCATTACTCAGAGCAACAAAAGGATACATTAGAAAAAATAATCAAAAACAAATAAGGCTACCAGCTCCTTGAGAACAGTTATCCTTGTATTTATAAGCACATAAACTATATATAATGGCACAACACAAAAACAAAGCAGGAAGACCTTCATTCCTCCAACCATCAGAATTTCACACTTGTAATAAATGCAAGACTACAAAACCAGCATCAGAATTTTATAAATGTTCTTCAAGACCGACAGGTAAACAACCAAATTGTAAAGAATGTAATCGAGAAGAAGGTATTTATTTTAGACACGTTCTTCGTGAGGAATACTATTGGTCTCAGAATGGAACTGGTTACTTTGAAAAGGATTACCGAAAAACTCTTGATTACTACAACGATTACATCAGAGCTGATAAAATCCCTTTCATCTATTCAATCCAAACCCCATCAGGTATTTATATTGGATGTTCTCGTTCTAAATTTGTAGTTCGTAAAGGAAGACATAAGATAGATTATATGCGACATGTCAGAGGACAGAAAACAAATTTCATACCAGGATTACATTCAGCGTTTGATAGGGAAGGTGAGAATTGGATTAAGTACTTAGATACTATGAAGATATTAGAAACCTTTTCAAAAGATTTAACACAATCTCAGTTACTTACAAAGGAAAGAGCGTACATTAAAAAGTATGAATCACAGGGAATCCCACTCTTAAACATCGTTGGTTCTAAAAACGATATGAGAGTTAAAAAAAATCAATAATATGAAAAGAATTAAACTTGGTGACTGGGTTGAAGCAGGTATCCATTTCCTCACTTTAGGTTATGGCGAACGTATTTCATTGTTCATAGCAATAAAGCTCCTTAAATTGAACTCCTGTGGGTGCTGTGAACGAAAGGAATGGCTTAATCGTCTAACCAATCCAACATTCGATGGTAAATGTAATCAAATCAAATTTTAAACTAAACAAAAACACAGATGTCACAAATCACAGCAGCAGTTAGTGGTAGTTCATTTCTACCAACTGATAATTCATCAGTAAAAGAAATCGATAGTAACTCAGTTTACATCGTAGATTTTACCAAATTAAATTCGGTAAACGATTTAATTCTTATCCTTAGTGGATTAGGTATTGGCTTTCCCGGCAACCACCCACTAATTGAAAATCTAAAACCATTTCTTAATTTAGATAATCCAATTCCACAAGAGGGTTTACAAAAGGCACAACAACCACGTCCTGAACCGAAGGATTTAGAATTACCAAAGATTAAAAAAGTATAATCCAATCCGTATGAAAGATTTAGGTGAAATCGAATTACAAAAACTAAAAGATGTCATCAATGGGATTCAAGGTGATACTTTTCCATCACAACACGCTAATTTCATTTGGAGTATGTATAATCATTTAAATGATGCACACGAGAGTGAACCATGTCTATGTGGAAGTGCTGCGGATAGATGGAGAAGATACATCGAATTCCATAGAGACTACATTAAAACTAAATGATAAGTGGAAGCATCCAAGCAGAATGTGATAAAAGATTATCAGTCCTATATCACGACAAACATCGTTGGTTAATATCAGAGGCAAAAAAACTGACTAAGAATACGGAAGAGGCAGAGGATTTAGTACAAGAACTCTTTGAGTATCTACACATCAAACAAAATCCAAAACTATTTTGGGGTGAATCATATAATATCTTCTATTGTAATAAATTTCTATTCAGTAGATTTATGAATAAAACTAAATCCCTTAACCGAACAGAACTAATGGGTGATGTTAAAGTAGAACTACTATGGGAAGAAGACGTTCCGTATGATGAAGAATTAGATAGAGAATTAGAAAGGGCACACAACGAAGTCATTAACGAATTGAAATCCCTATCCGTAACTCGTCTCTGGCCATCTGCAAAGATATTTGAATTGTATTGGATGAGTGAAGATACCCTACAAGAGACTGCAGACAAAATCGGTATCAGTAAGAGTACTACCTTCATTGCAGTAAAGAAGATAAGAAAGTATTTACAAAACACAATTAAATCTCCATTCAATGGGTAGTGAAAATAAAAGAGTTGCTAAATCAGGTAGAGTATATTATACAAGAAGTAAAGCATATGTTCCATTAGATAAGAAGAAGGATATACCTCCCTTCATGCATTCACGTACTAACCCTCACTATCTTCGGTACTTCGAAAGAAAAACTCAAATCCGTAGTGAGTATCCATTTTGGCATAAGATGAGTCCGGAACAATGGAGAGGATACTATGAAAGGGTATACCGATTAATGCAAACTGATGCGGATTATCAATATTGGATAAAGGAAGTCAATGCAACTGAAAGACAACAAATTAATTGGGAGACCTTAGATAGAAAGATACAAAGACAGAAGGATTACCCAAATGGATTTACACATGACTGATATTAAGAAAGACAAACTGGATGAACTGACCCATTTCATTCAATCACATCCAATCGTATACGAAACCTATAAGAGGCATTACGAAACTGATGAAGTAAAAGTAGATTACTTCCAATCCTACTCAATAGAAGATATCGACCTTTTCATATCTACATGGAGTAGATTTATGAAATAATCCGTATATCTATATATACATATATACACCATCACATACAATCCCACACATTGCGTGTTATTATCTATATACATTTAATAAATGGAAAATAATGGCTAGATTTGAAAAAGGTCATAAATTAGCAACAGGAAGACCTAAAGGTGCATTGAATCGTTCAACGGAAGAAATGAAGTTGACGATATCTCGTGCAGTGAATAATACACTAAGTACCATCTCAAAAGATTTAGAGGAGATAAAGAAACGCAACCCCGAAAGGGCAATGGAGTTAGCATTAAAGTTATTAGAATACACTATGCCTAAATTAAAATCGGTAGATATTACAGGTACAATGGAAGTCAATGCAAGAATACAGCAAATCTCAATACACATCTTAGATGGAACTAAACATACGAACGAGTAAGACATATAGGGATATAGAATCATCGCGTAAGATATGTATACTGCAAGGTGGTACGAGAAGTTCTAAATCTTATTCAGCACTACAATGGATATTAGTCCATGCACTATCAGAACCTGGAGTAGTAGTATCAATAGTAAGGAAATCATTCCCATCAATGCGTGTATCTATTATGCGTGATTGGATTGGTATACTGAAAGAGTTAAACATATGGGATGAAGACCGGTGGAGTGCAACGGAACACATCTATACCTTTGAGAATGGAAGTATGGTAGAGTTTATGTCTATCGATTCATCAGAGAAGAGAAAGGGAAGTAGTAGAGATTACCTATTCATTGACGAGTGTAATGAGTTAAGTAGAGAGGATTACTTTCAGCTCTTTATCAGAACGCGGATTAAAACTATCATCGCGTACAATCCATCCTTCGGAACTAACCACTATATCTTTAATGAAGTGCAGACACACCCTCAGAGTGATTTGTACATATCTACATTCAAAGATAATCCTTTTTTGGAACAATCCATCGTTGATGAGATAGAACGTCTTAAAGAGGTTAATCCAGAGTATTACAAGATATACGGATTAGGGATACCTGGCAACAATGTTGGTACTATCTTTAACATAAGTGTAATAGATGCGATACCAGATGAGGCAGAGTTCGTTGCATTCGGTATGGACTTTGGTTTTAGTATAGACCCAACTACGATAATGGCGATATACAAATGGGATACCAACCTGTATATAGATGAGTTGTTATATAGTAAGGGATTAGTGACAGGAGAGATAGTAAAGGTACTAAGAGATTTAGAAGTAGAGAGGGCAGAGATATGGGCGGATAGTGCAGAGGGAAGATTAATAGAAGAAATATATAGAAGTGGATTTAACATTAAGGGTGTAAGAAAGGGTAAGGATAGTATTCGCATGGGTATAGACATCATGCAAACCTTTAAACTGCACGTGACTAAGGCATCTAAGAATACCATACAAGAGTTTTCGGAGTATGTGTGGATGGTAGATAAGAATGGTAACTTTGAGAATGTGCCAGTAGATTACTCCAATCATACTATCGATGCAATCCGTTATGTGTGTATGGAAAGATTAAACGTAAGAAAAATAAACGCAGGTAAGTATGCAATATCAATCGGACAATACAAACTCTAACGACCAGGTATGGAACGTAGAGGAGATAAGAGAACTACTGCAGTATGTACAACATCTGCAAGAACACAATGAAACCCTTCAGGCAAGTGTGATAATGATACAAGCCAAATTAGATAATGAAGAGGCAAAGGTAAAACATTTAGTAAGAACAATAAAACAAATTACATATGGTGCAGGAATTAACTTTACACATCCCAACTGATTGGAACGATGTGAGTTTAGATAGATATCTTAAACTACAAAACCTTCTAAAACAATACGCGGATGATGAAGAAGCAACCACTGCAGTTCTAATGGTAGAACTATGTGGATTAGATGCGGAATATCTCAAACAGGTATCGATAGAAGATTTTCTAATGTTGAAGAATGAGTTAAGTAAATTCATTACTCGCACTGATTATGAGTTGCAACGATTCGTTAAATGGAATGGAGTAGAATACGGATTCGAACCTAACCTATCACAAATGAGTTATGGTGCGTACTTAGATATCAGTAAGTTTAGTTCCATTGCAATAGATGAGAATTGGGTAAAGATAATGAATATCCTATATAGACCAGTGACAAGAAAGAATGGAGATATGTATGAGATAGAACCTTATACACTAAAGGATAACACCCACATCATTAAGGAGTGGGGTATGGATATCCACTTTGGTACGCTGTTTTTTTTTTTACTTTTATCAACGGACTTAGTGAGTTCTATCCCGAACTTTTTGAAGGAGGTGGAGCACCTTCCCAACATCAAGCAAACTTTGCTAAAAAGTGGTCAGCTTACTCGTCGATTGTTGAACTTGCCGGAGGAGACATCACGAAGTTCACGGAAGTAACTGCATATCCTTTAGAGATGTGCCTACTTTATCTTTCGTATAAATCTGATAAGACAGTCTTAGAGAACTTAGTGCATAGAGAGAATATGAAAAAGAATGGGTAACTAATTATATTTCGTGAAAGGGTTGTTATTAAGATATGGGAAAATGGAGTAACTCACGCAATGGCAATTTAAGATATTCTGTTAATAGAGAAAATAACTCTGGTGTGTACTTCGGTCCAACACTAGGATTGAGTTCTCCTAAGAATAGTAGAAGGGCATGTCTTTGTATAGATACGAACACATATAGTGTTGATTGCTGTAAAGGACATCTAATAGAACAAGGTATTGGTAACATCACCGGAGAGGCAATCGCATTAGGTGGTTTTAGTAGTGGTTACTCAGATGGTTTTGAAATCCTATCATAACAACGAAATAAAAAGAATATGTCAGAATTAAGTAAAGTGGCCTTACAGGTCGATAGCAATCAAAGTTTTCCTAATAACAATAATGGGTATATAACCCCTGCGATATTAAGGTCATACAATACAAACGTAATTGATTCGACAGTGAATCAAATACAATACACTACTGATAGTGGTAGTTGGAATCAAACCTTACAAAGTATTAATGCAAAGACTGGAAGTTTCGCAACAACAAGTTCACTAGCAGTATTAAGTGCAAAGACTGGAAGTTACGCAACAACCGGTTCGAATGCCTTTATTGGTAATCAAGTAGTAACAGGTAATGTCACTGCATCATTCTTTAGTGGTGATGGTAGTGGTATGACAAACTTACCAGGACAGATACCGCTAACTCCTTTAAATGATTTTACTGCATCTCAAGATACTAAGAATAGTACACTTGCAGTATATACTGGTAGTGTAGATACAAAGTTTACAACAATAGGAAGTTCAACTGCTTCTTTGAATGTATTTACATCATCTCAAGTAACTAAGAATAGTACACTAAGTACATACACTGCGAGTGTAGATACTAAATTCTCTACTCTTGCAACATACACAGCGAGTGTAGATACACAGTTTACTACAATAGGAACATATACCCAATCAGTAGATACTAAGTTTACTACAATAGGTTCATATACCCAATCACAAGATACTAAAAATTCTACCCTTGCAACTTATACAGGTTCGGTAGATACTAAATTTACAACATTAGGAAGTTACACTGCTTCTTTAAATGTTTATACTCAATCTCTTAACACTGCATTTACTGTAAGTGGTACAAGTGTAATATTTAGTGGTCCATTGTATATAACTGGTGGGGTATATCAGAACGTAGTACCGGTAACAATCGCATCCCAAACAGCATCATTAGACCTTACACAAGGAACATACTTTACTCTAACACTAGCTGATAACGCATCAACACATATTAAACCTACTAACTTAGCAGCAGGTGTGAGTGCAACAGTAGTTATTACCACAGGTACTAACTCAACTGCATCTCTTGCATCTATATGTTTACAACCAACTGGTAGTGCATATAGTGCATCATTGGGAAGTGGTAAGATAGATATACTTTCTTTAGTAGGAACTAACACATCTAATATCTTTGTAGTATCAACTAAAAATATGGTATAATGGCATTACAACATCATATGGGATTTATGAATCCAAATCAACCAATCTTCTTAGATTACTTAATAGTAGCAGGAGGTGGTGGAGGAGGTAATACTATTAATATTGGTAACTTCCCAGCAGGTGGAGGTGGAGCTGGTGGGTTTCTATCAGGTTCAGTAACATTATATACTACTAAAAATACAACGTATTCAATCACAGTTGGGGTAGGTGGTATTACCGGTAGTGCAAATCCATATTGTAGTTCATCACAAGCAGGTATTACTTCTGGTTCTACAGGTGGTAATTCACAATTTTTAGATTTCATAAGTATAGGTGGAGGTGGTGGAGGTGCCATGGCAAGAAATCCTTTTGGTATAGGTACACCTGTAAGTTTAAGTGGTGGTAGTGGTGGTGGAGCTGGATACCAAACTGGTGCTGGTAATTCAATATCATCATCTGCACAAAGACAAGGATTTAGAGGAGCAGCATCTAATAATATTAATATACCAGGATGTGGAGGTGGAGCAGGTGGAGCAGGTATCGCCGGTACTCAAATTGGCGGTATAGTAACACCAGGACAACCAGGTCCACCTTTGGCTTGGGTAGATGGTAGATTCTACGCTGGTGGTGGTGTAAGTAAACAAAATTATACAGGAACATTTGCAACAGGAAGTAATTATAATTATATAAGTGGTAGTGGTGGTTCAGGTATTTGGGGTTCGGGTTCGAACTTCTCTTGTGATGCTCCAGGCCCTGATAATGCAATCAGTGCTAGTGGACAAAATGGTATAGTTGCTATTAGATATCCAGGAGAAACTATAAAGTTAGCAGGTGGTGAAATTATCATCTCAGGAAGTTACGTGTATCATTATTTCCCATCATCATCTACATTCACAATATTATAATATAAAAATATAAACAAAAAATAACTATTTTATTAAACCCGTATGTTATTATAGCATATACAAACTCGAAAGATATGAATTCAAAAACAGTATTAAGTAAAATAATGAGTATCCTTAACTTAGAAGAAGAGGCAACTTTTACTTACGCAAAATTAAAAGACGGTACAATCGTTGAATCAAAAACATTTGATGTAGGTGAAGGTATCGAAGTGGTTGCGGAAGATGGAACTAAATCTCCAGCACCAGATGGTACTCACGAACTATCCCTAAAAGATTCTGAAGGAAATGAAACTCTTATCAAAGTAATCTCTAAAGATGGTGTAATCGTAGAAAGAGAAAATGTAGAATTAGCAGAAGTACCAGTAGAAAAGATTCCTCAATCAGGCAACGAAGATAAAGAAAACGTCATGCCAGATTCTGAAGGACAAGTAAAGAACGGAACACAAGGTTCAGTTAACGCAGCAGAAGAGACTGAAACTGAAGAACCAATTCCACAAGATGAAACTCCAATCGGAGAAGGTGCAGAGGAAGAAATGACTTACACTAAATTAGCATATAGAATTTCAGAAATGGAAAAGAAAATAGCTAAGATGGAAGAAGCAATGGTCCCACCAACAGATGAAGAAGTAGTTGAGGAAGAAGAAGGTATCGAAATGAAAAAAGAAGAAGAAGAAGAGTTACCAAAATTAGATGGTGCTCCAACTGATTCAGCTCAAAAGTTCTCATCACAAACTAACAATAAAAACTTCGGTAAGAATAAATCAGATTTCCAATCTGCATTCTTATCTAAACTTTATAAATAAAATTATTAATTTCAAAAAGAAAAAAACAATGAACAAAATTCAAAAATTCGCAAACCCAACTATCTCTGGCGGAACATACGCAGGTGAGGCAGCATCGGGATACATCGCAGCAGCGTTGTTAAGTGCAAACACATTGGATAAAAAATTAGTTACTATCATGCCAAACGTGAAGTACAAATCAGTTATCCAGAAATTAGCAGTTGCTAACTTAGTTAACGCAGCATCTTGCGATTTCATCACAAACACAGGTTCAGTAACAATCTCTGAACAAGTCCTAACTCCAGCAGAGTTACAAGTAAACGTACAATTATGTAAGCAAGATTTCTTAAACTCATGGGAAGCCTTAAACTTAGGTTTTTCTGCGTTTGATGAAATTCCAAAATCATTCAATGACTATTTGGTATCTTACATCGGTGGTAAAGTTGCAGAAGCAACAGAAACAAACATCTGGCAAGGTTTAGCATCAACTGGAACTTTCAATGGTTTTGAAAACTTATTCTCTGCATCAGTTGCAGCAGGTGGAGTTTTACCAGCAAGACAAACAGGTGGTTCTTCTCAAATTATCTCAGGTTCAGTTACTTCAACAAACATTATCGCTAAATTCGATTCTATCGTACAAACTATTCCAACAACAGTTTATGGTAAGCAAGATTTAGTTTTATATGTTGGTACAAACGTAGCAAGAGCTTGGCAACAAGCATCTTCTGGTTTAGGAGTTGCTACAGCAGGTGGAACAATTACTAACACTTCATTAGGAGCAAATGGATATCAGAATGCTTTCGTTATAGGAGAAAAACCTTACAACTACAATGGTATAGACGTTGTTCTTTGTCCAGGTATGAGTGATAACAAAATTGTAGCAGCACAAAAGAGCAATTTGTTCTTCGGAACTGGCCTTTTAGCAGATTATAATCAAGTAAAAGTAATCGACATGGCAGACATCGACGGTTCTCAGAACTATCGTATCATCATGAGATTTACTTCAGGTGTTCAGTTCGGTATCGGTAGCGATATTGTATACTACGGAGCATACTAATAAAATATAACAAGGGTGGGGAGTATCTTAAAACAGAAACTCACCCTTTTTAATAACTTAAAATAAAAAACAACAGCTATGGCACTAACAGGATTAAATTGTCAAGTATCAAAAGGTAGAAATGAGGTTTGTAAAGAATCGGTAGGTGGACTTGCAGGAGTTTATTTTATCAATTACACAACAGGCTCATTCACTAAAAATGGTGATGGCGAACTAACAGCAATTCCTTCAGGTAGTACTTTGTATTATTATGAATTAAAAGGAACAAGTGCGTATACTGAAACAGTTAATACGTCAAGAGAAAATGGTACAACCTTCTTCTCTCAAGAATTAACATTGAACTTAAAGAAGTTAACTAATGAAATGACTACACAATTGAAGTTGATGGCTTATGGCCGTCCTCAAATCATCTTGTGGACATTGAATGGTGAAGCACTTTTAGCAGGAGAAAAAGAAGGATGTGATGTGACTGCAGGAACAATTCAAACCGGTGGAGCATTGGGTGACCTTTATGGTTATTCAGTTACTTTCCAGGGGCAAGAAAAGTTACCAGCTTCATTCGTATCAGGCTCAACTACAACAACAGCTATTCCAACTTCTGTTTTAAATGGTAATACAATCGTATACGGAAGTAACTAACTCTCAGTATAACACAATAATAAGAAGGTATCCTATATGGATACCTTTTTTTGTTTTAAGTATTTATACGAAAATGAGTGTTATTATTACTAAACACATAGATAATGCTGGCCTATTATATCTCTCAATCCAACTCATACACTATTAGAACTGAACCAACGGGTTCTAACTCATTTACTATGAGTTTAACTGATATGATGGGTTTAAATTCTTTTACTGCATCCCTATCATCTGCATCATATTCTGGTTATGAAAGCATCTTAGCTTTTACTGCAAGTATAAGTGGAGCAGTGGTTGGTAGTGAGTATAGAGCAATTCTATATAACTCTGCTGATACAATATGGCATGGTTCGGTACAAGTCTACCATTCTCAATCAATTGATAAATCAGTTTATGAGAATCAGATTCCTTTGGATGGTAATGAAGTATCTCATGTCTCAGAAAACAAATATGTAATATACAACTAATATGAATAAAAAACAAAACTTTGCAATCATAAATGTTAACAATAACCAATTACCGGTTATCAATGAAGACACAAAAACCCGTTACTCATGGGTGCCTTTTGGTGTTTATGGCCAAGATGATTTCTTCGATGCAGTAATATCTGCATTTAACGTATCTACATCTAACGCTGCATGTATCGAAGGTATTGCAGATTTAATATATGGAAAGGGTTTATATTCTAAGAGTGCAGGATTTGATAAAGTTCTACAAAAGTTAATTCCACAAGAGGAAGTTAAGAGAGTAGCATTTGATTTAAAACTTTATGGTAATGCAGCATTCCAAGTCTATTGGAACGATGACCATACAAAGGTAATTAAGTTTTACCATGTCCCAGCACAAACACTAAGAGCTGAAAAGATTGGTAATAATCCTAAGATAGAAAATTATTATTATTGTACTGATTGGTCAGACCAAAGAAAGATAAAGGATAAAAAGAAATTACCAGCATTTGGTACTTCTAATGAAAAAGTAGAATTACTTTGGATTAAGAATTACTGTCCTGGTCTATACTATTATTCCCTACCTGATTGGGTATCAGCAATGCAATTAGCAATATCTGATGGTGAGATAAGTAACTTACATTTTAATAACATCACTAATGGTTTCTTACCTGCAGTAATGATTAACTTTAATAATGGAGTTCCTGCACCTGAAGAAAGACAAACAATAGAGGATTTAGTTCAAGCAAAGTTTACTGGTACTGATAACGCAGGTCGTTTCATGTTATCATTTAACGATTCTGTTGAAACTAAGCCCAGTATAGATACAATACAAATTGATAACTTACATGAGAAGTATGAGTATGTTGCTGATTATATTCAAGACAGAATCTTAGTAGCTCATAGAGTTACTTCTCCTCTTCTATTTGGTATAAGAAGTAAGACAACAGGTTTTAGTTCTCAATCAGAAGAAATGCAAACAGCATTCTCAATCATGCAAACAATGACTATCTCTCCATTTCAAAACCTTATTCTAAATGCTTTAGATGCAGCACTAACTGAAGGTGGATATGACGATACGGAATTATACTTTGACCAATTAACTCCTTTAGCAATTCTTTCTCAACAAGCAGAAGAAACTGATAAGACGGTTGGAGAAGTTGCAGATGAAACCAATAAAGAAATGGAAAATCCTGCAACTACGGAAGATAGTGGAGATGCGACTGTTGAAGATGCACTTCCTACAACAATGGGTAGGGCATTCTTTAGTAGAGAATATGAAATGTATGATAATAATGGAAAACTTTTAAACTAAGAATATATGGCGTACGCACTTTTTATAAACCGAAACGATATTATTAAGAACTCTCCACTACAAGGGGCAATAGATGCAGATGCACTCCTACCCTTCGTAAGAACGAGTCAGGATAAATACTTAAAGAATCTTTTAGGAACTGTCCTATTTGATTACTTACAAGACCAAATTCTAGCCAATACGGTCGGTTCTCTTTCTGCATATTATCAAGACCTTTTAGATGACCATATTAAGAACTGCTTGATATGGTATGCTTGTGTGGAATACATCCCCTTCAGCAGTGTCCAATTCAAATCGAATGGTGCAGTGAAACAACAGAGTGAACAGGGAATAGCACCTTCTAAATCAGAAATAGATTATCTTCTTAATAAGGCTCTTAATAACGCGGATTACTACGCACTTAGATTACAAAACTATTGTGTAGCATATTCTCAATATATTCCACAATACAATCAATCAGTTGGTAATCAAACTCAAATATATCCAGACCAAAGTAATCAATACTTCGGCGGTATACAATTGTAAACTATGGCAGCAATTATTAATAATACAAATGTAAACTACACTTTATATTATAATTTAATTAATACATTGGGAGGATATTGTGCAGAACATCCATCTATTATATCAGTTGGAACGGAAGACCTTACTGATTTTGATAAAAGAGAGTTTCCTGCATATCCTGTTGCTAATATAAATGTTGTAACCACAAGATTTAAGGAAACCACTACTGATTACGAAATTCAAATTCTTATTGC